TGATAAAATCTTCGAAAGGGAATTATTAAAGAAATTAGAGGACTTCTATGGGGCTTTGGGATGGGGTGCAGTACTTTCCTCTCAAAAGACAGCAGAACAATTCTTTTCTTTCTAAAATATTTGGTAGTTTCAGGTATTTTTCGTATATTTGTATAACAAATTAAAACATAAATTAAAATTTCAATTATGAACAAAGGCAAATTTGATGGTTTCGTTAATCGTTACAACTTAGGTGGTGAGATTGAATCCGTTATGGTAAAATCCGATGATAAGAACTTATCGGTAAGAATGATTTCAGATGACAAAACCTTATTAGGTGATGTTACAGTAGTAGGTGGTGAATTCCCAAGCGGTGAGTTTGGTATTTACACTACTTCACAATTAAAAAGCTTATTGAGTGTATTAGATGATGCTATCACTGTAGAAGAAGTGACTGGTGCATTAAAATTCTCTGATAAGAAAACAAAGGTACAATATATGTTAGCAGCACCATCGGTGATTCCTGCAGTACCTGATTTAAAAGCATTACCTCCATTCGATACGGAAGTTGCTTTGGATGATGAGTTTGTAAATAAATTCATCAAATCAAAAGGAGCATTAGCTGACGCTGATACTTTCACATTTACTATCAAAGGTGGTAAGGCTGAAATTATCTTAGGTTACTCATCAATTAACTCAAATAGAATTTCTATTGGTGTTGATGCAACCGCTAAAGAAGATATTGAACCAATTGCTTTTTCAGCAAAATATTTGAAAGCTATCTTAATGGCTAACAAAGGTTCTAAAACATCTTCATTGAAAATCTCATCTAAAGGATTATCACACGTATCATTCGTTGATGGGGATTACACTTCAAACTACTACTTAGTAGAAATTAAATAATTATTATGAGCTTTTGGGATACTGAACCACAAAAACCTGTCTTTGACTTTGAATCTGAAAAGACTAAGTTAATAGAAAATATGGATTACCTTATGACGATGTCTGTTCAAGAACAAACATTATATAAGAAGTGGGTAGAGTTGCAAGAACCTACAATGATTCAAGCAAAATCCCAAATCGCATCTTATTACGATTTACAATGGAAACCAACTGATATCAACAATAAGGAGCTAACGATAAAAGAAATTGAATCGTTAGACCCTTACGTTGAGATTGTGGAAGACCCGAAGGAATCTACTAAGTGGGCAGCGGTAAGACGTATGATTCACACAATGGATTTTACAGCAAACCCTGGCCGTAATGTAAAGATTAATGTAAAGGATAAAGTTAGTGGAAAACTATTAGGACAAATTTCATTAGCATCCGATGTAACCGCTATGGGAGTTAGAGATAACTTCATTGGTTGGACTAAAGATAATAAATTTGTTGATGGTAAGTTGAATAACACTACTATCGCTTCTACTATTGTATGTACTCAGCCATTAGGTTATAACTTTTTAGGTGGTAAGTTAATCGCTATGATGACAACTACGCCGGAAGTTAGAGCATATTGGAATTCAAAGTATAAAAATGTTTTGATTGCAGTAGGTACAACATCTTTGTATGGTATCCATTCTCAATATAATGGCATCCCTTTATTTAAAACATTAGGAGAATCAGCTGGTAAAATTAGTTTGAAGCCCGATGATAAATTTTATGACCCGTGGCATCAATGGATTAAAGAAAATCATGCAGATTGGTATGCTGAAAATATCACCGAAGAAAGAGCTCGTAATGGTGCTAATATGGGTTATGATAGAAACGGACCTGTTAGTGGTATCAAACAAAAGATATTAGGTAAGATTTTTAAAGAGTGTGGTATTAAGGGAACTGAATATCATCACGGATTTAAGAGAGGTGTTTATATGGCTATGATGTATGAGAACGGATGTGAATTTCTTAGAAATGAAATTACCGAAGATAAATTAATCCTTAAGGATAAGTTTAAGCAAGGTAATGAATACATTCAAAAATGGTGGAAGAAACATGCAATCAGTAGATACACAAAACTACATGATGAGGGTAGAATTAAACCTGAGCACTTATTCTACATAGATGCTATTGGAATCAGTTGGGAAGAAATGAAAGCTAAATACCTATCAGAAGTAGGAAGATAATATTAAAAACAAAAATTATGGCAAAGGCTAAAAAAACAAAAAAAGAAGAAGTAACAATTGAAGAACAATCAATTGGTAATGTTACATTATCACAAAAAAAATATGAAGAATGTGAGTGGTGTTTTCAATTTGATTCCGATGAACCGCAAATATTTGCTTGGACTGATTCTGAAATGAATAAAGAAGAAGACCCAAAAGTAATATTCACAATTACAAATATAGAAGATTCATTTATATCATTTCAGCATAAAAGCGGTAAATTATTTAAATTGTTTGCAAGAGAATTGACAGACGAAGGTAAATCAATGAGAGATGAGCAAAGAGAGTTATATAAAAAAGCAAATTTACAAAATGAAAGTGAAAATAAAGAAGCTTAGTGAAAGTGCAGTAATTCCATCTTATGCAAAAAGTGGAGATGCTGGTATGGATTTGGTAGCAACTAGAATTATATCCAATACAACATTTGATGTTAGTTATGGTACTGATTTAGCAATGGAAATTCCTAAGGGATTTGTAGGATTAGTGTTTCCTCGTTCATCAATTAGAAAATATGAATTAGTATTATCAAATTCGGTTGGTGTAATTGATAGTGGATATAGAGGTGAAATACAAGCTACATTCAAAAAAGAAAATGGATTAGATTCACTTGCATATAAAGTCGGTGATAGAATTGCACAAATTATGATTATTCCACATCCCCCAATTGAGTTTGATGAAGTAGCTGAGTTATCGGATACTGAAAGAGGTGAAGGTGGATTTGGTTCAACTGGAAAATAAAAAATAAAATATGTTTATAGAACAAGCACCTGAGAAGGTAAATAATAGTTTATGGGTAGAAAAATACAGACCCAATATTTTAGATAATTACGTTGGTAATGAAAGTTTAAAAGAGAAAGTAAGATTATACATTGAAAGAGGTGATATTCCACATTTACTTTTACATGGTAAAGCTGGAACTGGAAAAACTACATTAGCAAAATTAATTGTAAAATCAATTGATTGTGATTATATGATTATCAATGCATCTGATGAGAATGGTGTTGATACTATTAGAGAGAAGATTAAAAATTTCGCATCTTCAATGGGATTTAAACCATTTAAAATTCTAATATTAGATGAGGCCGATTACTTAACACATCAAGGCCAAGCAATTCTTCGTAATGTGATGGAAACATTTTCAGCACATTGTAGATTTATTTTGACTTGTAATTATGTTGATAAAATTATCCCTCCTATTCAAAGTAGATGTCAATCTTTTCAAATCATTCCGCCAACTAAAAAAGATGTAGCAATTCAAGTAAGCAACATTTTAAATGCGGAGAATGTTGAATTTGATGTAAAGGATTTAGTTCCTATTATTGATGCATCGTATCCTGATATTCGTAAGGTTATAAATACATGCCAATCTAATTCTTTTAAAGGTAAGTTGAAAGTAGATGTATCTAATTTATTGGAAAATGATTATAAAACAAAAATCATTGATATCCTATCATCAAATGATGATAAGAGAAATAAGTATATGAAAGTAAGACAAGCTCTCATTGATTCTAAAGCAAACGATTTTACGGATTTATATACAGCCTTATATGATAAGGTAGAAGAATACGGCGGAGAAAATACTTCTAATGTAATCCTATTATTAGGAGATGGTGTAAGTAAATCAGCAGTAGCAATCGATAAAGAAATTATCGCAGCAGCTACATTAATTCAAATTTTAAATATTATATAATGGCTAACATTTTAGGAGCAGGTGGACAACCAATCGGAGGACAAGAAGAAGTAAAAATACCTTTAGAAAAAACCGAAGCAATCGGATGTAAGAAATGCGGTGGTGAAATATTTGTACAAGGGTTTGGATTTCGTAAGATTTCAAAGTTATTAACTGGTAAACCAAAAGATGAAGTTCTACCCGTAGAGTTATTTTTATGTGGTGATTGTGGTGAAGTATTAAATGAATTATTACCTCCGGGTCTAAAAGTAGAAGAAGAAGCATAATATGGCTAAAACATTATTCGACCATCTAAACGCAATTTGTGATAAGAAAGACCCAAAGTATTGGGACACTTTAGAAGAAAGTGAAAAGAAAACTTGGAGTAACTATATGATACTCCGTTTTCTTTCTATGAAACCTGAGTGGATAGAATTAATCGCAGATATACAACCTTATATTCAGGAGGCACCTCCTAAAGCAATGTATCTTTGCCTAATTGGTTTAATTCCAAAGACAAGAGCATTCTTAAAATATATGAAACCGGTTTCATCTGAAAAGTATGAAGATTGGATTATTAAACTAATAGCTCAATTCTATGAGGTATCTGAAAACGAAGCTGAAGATTACATTAAAATCTTATATGAAACTACAAGTGGTAAGTTACATATTAAAGAAATAGCTGAATCATATGGTACTGACCCTAAACAAATTACAAAGCTAAAATTAAAGGTTTAGATTTGGTAAACTCGGGTAATTTTCGTATCTTTATATAAATAAACATAATGGCAAAAGTATCATTTTCGCAATACTCTATGTGGAGTAGTTGCCCGCATCAATATAAGTTAAATTACATAGATAAGTTAGGTGAAAGTTCATCTAACATCCATACAATATTTGGTACTGCTATGCATGAAACAATCCAACATTACCTTTCGGTTATGTATGGTGTTTCCAAAAAGCAAGCAGATGAAATCAATAAAGATAAGCTATTATTGGAAACTATGAGAAAGGCTTATAAAAGTGAAGCTGATAAAATGAGTGAAGGAACTCCTTGTACTCAAATTCAATTAGAAGAATTTTATGGTGATGGTAGACGTATATTAGCTTGGTTGGATAAGCATATGCACAAATTCTACTCAAAGAGTGGATTTGAATTAGTAGGTATTGAGATTCCACTAAACGCAACTATTAAAGAGGGCGTACACTTTATTGGATTTATTGATATTGTGATTAGAGATTTAGCATCAAACGAAATCATTATCATAGATTTAAAGACATCCACTATGGGATGGAATCAGTATCAAAAAGCTGATAAGATGAAAAATTCTCAAATTCTATTATATAAAAAATACTATTCGGAGTTATTTAACATTCCATTACAAAAGATTAAAGTAGAATATCAGATACTTCGTAGAAAATTGCCTGAAGATTCGGCATTTCCAGTACCACACGTATCTAAACATATCCCAGCACATGGTTCTCCATCTGTTAAGAAGGTATATGATGAATTTATGGAATTTATCAATACTGTATTTGATGATGGTGGTGAGTTTAAAGATATCGAATTTCCAAAAGTACCGGGTGCAGCAAAAAAGAATTGTAAGTTTTGTGAGTTTGGTAATAGGGGAATATGTGATAAAAAAGCCACAAAATAAATTTTCAAAAATTATCGGTTTTCTATTTTTCAATATACTTATATATACAAATATATTAAATAGATAATTAAAATGAATCAAGAACAAACAAAGCTAACAACTGTGAAAATCTTGAAAGATGTATATTCATCATTTAAAAAAGTTTCTTTTGATTCCGATGTAACACTTCAAAAGCTGGTAAACAGAACAGTGGAAAGATATGTTAAGGATGATATCTTTAGAAAGGAAATGAATGAATATTTAAAACTACAAATTTCAGGTTCACAATTTTAAGAAACAAAATAAGTTATGGCAAAAAAGAAAAAAATCCTATTACTATCCGATGATTTAAGAATGGCAAGTGGTATAGCCACAATGTCTAAGGAATTGGTATTGGGTACTATACACAAATATGATTGGTTTCAGGTAGGAGCCGCAATCAATCATCCTGAGGCTGGTAAAGTTTTAGATGTAAGTGAAGATATCCAAAAGAATTATGGGATACCTGATGCTAGTTTAAAAATACTTCCTTGGAATGGTTATGGTAATGCTGATTTGATTAGACAACTAATTAACGCAGAGCAACCGGATGCTATCCTACACTTTACTGACCCACGTTATTGGACATGGTTGTATGATATCGAACATGAAATCAGACAAAATGTTCCAATTTTATTCTACGCAATTTGGGATGACTTACCAGACCCATTATATAATCGTAACTTCTATGAAAGTTGTGATTGGATTGGTTGTATATCACGACAAACATATGGTATCATTAAAAGATTATCAGCATTAGATACTAAACCAACTTGGAAACCTAAAAAGGATTGGCAAGTTGATTATGTACCACATGGTATTAATACGGAGTTATACAAACCAACCAATGTACCTGAAGAATTCCGTAAAGAAATTTTAGGTGATAAGGAATATGATTTTGTTCTTTATTGGAGTAATAGAAATATCCGTAGAAAACAACCAGCAGATGTTATTGTAGCTTTCCAAAGATTTTGTGATAAAATTGGTAAAGAAAAAGCAGATAAATGTGTATTAGTAATGCATACACAACCTGTTGATGAGAATGGAACTGATTTACCCGCAGTAATTGAAGCAGTTGCACCTAATTGTAATATTATATTTTCAGAAAAAAGAAGATTACAACATGAATTGAATTGGAATTATAATTTAGCAGATGCAACAATCAACATAGCTAACAACGAAGGATTTGGATTAGCAACTGCAGAATCAGTAATGGCTGGTACTCCAATTATTGTAAACGTAACTGGTGGATTACAAGACCAATGTGGATTTGAGGTTGATGGTAAATTATTAACACACGAAGATTACATTAAAATTGGTTCACTTCATAAATGGAGAGATTGGGAAGGTAAAGCTAAACCTGGTCCTTGGGCATTGCCTGTTTGGAGTAGAGCATTAGCATTAGCAGGTTCAGTTCCGACACCTTATATTTGGGATGATAGAGTTGATATAGAGGATGTTGCAGAAGCAATTGAGAAAATGTACAACACACCAAAAGACGTCCGTAAAGCAAACGCATTGATAGGTAGAGAAGCATTTATTGGAGAGATGGGATTAACACATACAAATATGTGTCAACAATTAGAAAACGGAATCGAATCGGTTTTTGAAAATTGGAAACCAAGAGAAAGATTCGAAGTATTTAAAATTAAATAAGTTATATAAATGAAACCAACATTAGTATTTCAAGGACCTATATTCACTCGTAGTGGTTACGGTGACCATTGTAGAGATTTAATGAAATCCCTACGCAAGATGGATAAGTATGATATTAAGATTATACCTTTAAGATGGGGTAACACTCCACAAAATCAAGTAAGTGACCAAGACGAATTTGGAAAATGGATGTTAGAAAGAGTAATTGGGGCAATAGAGCAGAAGCCTGATGTATTTGTACAGGTTTCAGTAGCTAATGAATTCGAACCAAAAGGACACTACAACATTGGTGTAACTGCTGGTGTGGAAACTACAATTGCACCAAAAGATTTTATTGATGGCTCTAATAAAATGGATTTGATTATTGTACCATCTAACTTTACAAAACAAAATTTAGGTGGAACTGTATATCAACAAAAAGACCAAGCAACTGGAGAAATTACTGGAGAGATTAAAACTGAAACTCCTATTGAAGTTTTATTTGAAGGAGTTGATACTGAAATATTTTCTAAAGGTAGTGGTAAAGATGTATTAGAAAATGTAAAAGAAGATTTTAACTTCCTTATTGTAGGACATTGGTTAAAAGGTGAGTTAGGGCAAGATAGGAAAGATATTGGTATGGCAATTAAAACATTTGCTACCGTATTCCAATATCTACCAAAAGATAAAAGACCGGGTCTTATTGTTAAAACATCGCACGCTGGATTTAGCGTAATTGATAGAGAAGCTACTAGAGAAAAATTAGAAGGGGTATTGAAACCACTTGGAGATAAATGCCCATCTGTATATTTGATACATGGTGATATGGAAGAAAGTGATATGAGTAATTTATATCATCATCCTAAAGTAAAAGCAATGATATCATTTGCTAAAGGTGAAGGATATGGTAGACCTATGGCTGAGTTTACTTTGACAGGTAAACCAATTATAGCTAGTGGTTGGAGTGGACAGATGGATTTCTTACCTGCAGAATATTCTGTTTTATTGGAAGGTAGTTTGACAGCAGTACATGAATCAGCGGCAGACCAATTTTGTATGAAAGAAGCTCAATGGTTTACTGTAAACTATTCAAATGCAGCTAATAAGATTTATGATGTATATAACAAATATAATTCTTATTTAGAAAAATCAAAAGGTCTTAGAGAAAATACATTGAAAAATTACACTTTAGAGAAAATGAATGATACATTTGAATCTATATTAAATACTTATGTAAAGAAACAACCCCAATTAGTTCCTTTCAATTTACCAAAAGTAAATGCATCAAAAATGCAAATACCAAAGTTAAATAAAGTGTAAAAATGGCATACGCAAACCTATATAAAAAATACATAAAGAAACAAGCACCAGCACAAAAGACCAATTTAAAGACAAGAAATATTTACAAAATTGAATCATATCAATATGTAGATGGTCATAAAGGAACGTTTAAAGGTCCTGATGCTAGTTTAGTATTTTTAGTAGGTATAACTCCTGATAGAAAATTATCTTGTATAAAATTTAGTGAAGTAATTCCTGATAAGTTTTTCAGATGGCTTAAAACTTTATTTAAGTCATCTGTAACTTGTCAGCAAATAAGAGCCGCAATTGGTTCTGGTGATTTTGAAAAACTATTAGTTGAAGATACAAAAAAGGGAGCAGCTATTTTTTCAAAACTTAAAACGGATAGATTATATAAATCAGACCCTACCGCATTTAGAACATACGAATTAAAAGGTATAAAATCAATATCTTATTTATATTTGGATGATAAATTCATAATTGAACAATTATTAAAAAAGAAATGTTTTGATGATGCCGATTTAAACCAAGATGGTGTGGTTACGGAAGAAGAAATTGCTCAATACGAAGAAATGACCGGAGAAAAATACAAACCATCTATATAATTTAACACAATTCTTTATTTCTCTGGATATTTATATTTACTTGTATAACAAACGAATCATACAAGCTAATATAAAATGGCAATAATTAAAAGAATTCCAAAGGGAAGTCCCCTTTCAGCAGCAGAAATGGATGCGAATCTAACCGAATTGGAAAATATATCCAGTTCATTTGGAGCAGTTTCATCATCAGTATCCAATCTATCAACATTACAAGGAACACTTAGTGGACAATTCACTGGTAGTGCACTTATTTCTGGTAGTTTAAAAATTACATCGGCATCATTAAGTTATGATACAACAACCGATAAATTCTTAGCATATAACCCATCAACAGACACAATCGGATGGAGATTTACCGCAGGTATTGTTGGTACAAATGGTACATCGGGAGTATCAGGAACAGCTGGTACAAGTGGAGTTAATGGTACAAGTGGTATAAACGGTACAAGCGGCACAAGTGGTACGGCGGGCACATCTGGTATAACAGGTACAAATGGTACGGCTGGTACTTCTGGACAAAGTGGTACATCCGGTCAAGATGGTACATTAGCTGGAGCTGATTTAGTTCCTAGATTACAACAAGCAACTTCATCATTACAGCAAGCAACTGCATCTTTAAATACATTTACTGGTTCTGTTGGTAGATTTTTTCAAGTAACTTCATCATTACATGCTTATACTGCATCTAATGATACTCATATTTTAGGAATATCTTCATACACTTCTTCAAACGAAGCAGTTATCCAAAGATTACAACAAGCAACAGCATCTTTAAACTCATATACTGGTTCAGAATCAGCAGTTGTAAATAGAGTATTACAAACAACTGCATCGTTGAATACATTTACTGGTTCAATAAGAGGTGAGATTAGTGGATTGGAATCATATACAGCTTCATTGAAAGCAACAACTTTAATTTCTGGAGCAGCTCAAATAACTGCATTAGGATTTGGTGCTGGTGGTGGTACTGGTGATGGTGTGTTTAAGGCAACTGGTTCAAAACTTAATACAACAAATGATTTAGAAATAACAGGTTCTTTACAAATAAATGGTACATTCATTGTAGCAGGTAGAGTTTCTGGTAGTACGGGTCTTAGTACAACAGGTCCTTTGACGGCATCATTGAGACAGGGATATACTTGGGTTGGTGGAGCTGATAATTTAAGCGTTGTTCAAGTGGCAACATCTTCACTTGGTGGAGGTGGTGGTTCTGTTAGTGTAATTAGAGGAGGTAATACATATACATCCGTAACAACTTTAAATTTTAATGAAGATTTTACAATAACAAATCCATCTGGTGGAGTTATAGGAATTGACGTTGCTGCTGGTATTGGTGGGTCTGGTACTTCTGGTAGTTCTGGAAGTAGTGGGTTGCCGGGTACATCGGGTACATCGGGTATAGGAACATCTGGAACATCTGGAAGTAGCGGTAGTAGTATATCGGGTACAGATGGTACATCTGGTACATCAGCAATTGGTTCTAGTGGTACAACGGGTTCAAACGGTGTGACTGGTACATCTGGAAGTAGTGGTAGTAGTGGTGTAAGTCAACCTGGTAGTGGTGGTACATCTGGTTCATCGGGTCAAGGTATAGTTTTGGGAGTTAGGGATGGTGGTATTACACAAGTATTAGGTGTGACTGATATCACATTTAGTGGTAGTGTTGTATTGACAACATCAGGCTCAAATGGAGTTATTGTAACCTTAACTGGTGGTAACGCTAACTCATTCTCATCTGCATCGTATATTGGGTGGTTAACTGGTTCGCAGCAATTAATAGAAGCAGGATTTGCACAAACATCTTCAGCTGCATTTAAAAATTTAAGAGTATCATCTTCAATGGTTAGAGAGTGGGGTGTTACTGCAAATGGAAATGATGGATATGTATTCAATGCACAAAATGACCCAACATTAGAAGAAGGTGAAGATGTTGAATTATGGGCATATGTTGGGGATAGTTTACGATTTGTGGTAGATGCAACATCACATCCATTTTATTTAAAAACATCCCCAACAGTTGGAACAGGTAATACTATTTCATCTGGAGTTACTAATAATGGTGCAACTGCTGGAACTGTGATATGGGATACTACTGGAGCAGTACCAACAACATATTATTATATAAGTTCAAATAACGCAAACTTAACTGGAGCAATTACATTATTACCGCAAGGAAGAAGAACTGATATTGAAAGAGGTAGATTAGTTCATACTGGTTCAATGTGGGTAAATGGTGGTATTGTTGTAAGTGGTTCAATTTATTTAACTGGTTCTATATATCAAAACGGAGTACCATTCTCTGGTGGTGGAGGTGGTGGTGGACCTTTTGCACAAACTGGTTCATACTATTCAGCAAATGGTGATGTATTTGTAACTGGTTCTTTGAGAATTAGTGGTTCAATTACAGCATCGGCTATAACTGTAACTTCTCCTGGTACACCTGAAATTTATTCAGCAACTAACATTAATTTAAATGCTGGTAACGCTGTGGTGATAACTTCATCATCATTAAGATTAACACAATTTTCCGATGGGCAAACTGGTAGTTTAACTCCTACAAATGGTGACATGTATTACAATAGTACTACTAATAAATTTATGGGTAGAATTAGTGGTAGTTGGATTGATTTTACTTCTGGTTCATCTGTTGGAGGTGGTGGTGGAGCGGCTGGAACATCTGGTACATCTGGGACATCGGTAGTATCGGCATTTAATGGTACAACGCAAAATGGTGTAATTACCTATGGCACAAGTGGTGGTGTTGGAAATGTTCAGACTAATTTAAAATTTGATGGAGCTGCATTGGAAGTATCTAGTTCTGTTTATATACAAAGTGTGATTAAATTAGCATCCGCTACTTTACCAACTGGACAAGGTGGAATGTTGGCAGTATCCGCATCATTGGCTGGAGTATATAATTTATATTTCCACAATGGTACTGCTTGGGTTCAATTGAATTAATAAAATATGAGAGAATATAACGTTATCTTAAAAGAAGATGTAGATTACGATGGCTTTTGGAATGATATAGAAAGTGATACCGATGGTGGTAAGTTATATATCCCAAATCGTAGAGTAGAATTTACAAACGAAAGACCTGCATCTCTTCGTCAATGCTGGTATTTACTAACAGATGAGGAAGCGGAACAACTTAAATTAGATGAAAGGGTTTTTGATGTAGAAATACCACCAGACCATAGAGATGACCTTAAGATGATTTCTAAGGCATTGCAAAGGGGAGATTATACAAAAATACCAGCAAGTACGGATAGTGGAGCTTATATAAATTGGGGATTGATTCGTACTAATTTTGATTCAAATGCATATGGTATTGGTACAACAACTACATCATCATATGAATATTGTTTGACTGGTGATGGTGTTGATGTTGTTATACAAGATAGTGGATTACAAATAGACCATCCTGAATTTCAAGATGAGTTTGGAGTTAGTAGAGTCCAACAAATAGATTGGTACACTGCTAGTGGTATTAGTGGAACTCAATCCGCAAATCATTATAGAGATTATAATGGACATGGTACACATGTTGCATCTATTATTGCTGGAAAATATTTTGGTTGGGCTAAAAAATCAAGAATATATTCTCAAAAATTAAGTGGGTTGGAAGGCACTAGCGATAGTGGAACTGGTATATCTATTACAGATGCATTTGATGCTATTAAACTTTGGCATAGAAACAAACCAAATGACCCTAAAACAGGAGCTAAAAGACCAACTGTAGTTAATATGAGTTGGGGATATGTCTATTATTTTACTACGTTATCAGCTATAAATTATAGAAGTACATCATATACAAATACAACAGCAACAGTAGCTGCTAATAGAGAATCAAACTACGGGTTTACGCAAAATTATGATGGTACATACTATTACGCAAATAATAGAGTATCATCTACTGATATTGATATAGATGAAATGATAGCAGAAGGAATTCATGTTTGCATATCTGCGGGAAACTATGGTTTTAAAATAGATACTTCCGTAGGACCTGATTATAATAATACAGCAACAATATCTGGTGGTAACTTAACAGGAACATTTTATTACCAAAGAGGTTCATCTCCATATTCTACAAATGCAATTAAAGTTGGTTCTATTGATAGCAGTTCATATGATATATTTACTGACCAAAAAGCAACTTATAGTGAAACTGGCCCTGGTGTTGATATTTACGCACCCGGTACAGCTATTATGGCAGCGTGTTCAACTACAAATGAATTTACTACTGGTACATATTTTAAAAATGCATCTTATAAACAAATGAATATTAGTGGTACATCTATGGCATCCCCTCAAGTTGCAGGAGTGGCCGCACTTTTATTGGAAATAAACCCAAAAGCAAAACCAAAGGATATTAAAAATTCTTTAATTTTAAATTCAAATGGCGATATATACTCAACATTAGGAAATAATGATTGGTCAAGTAGAAGAAGTATTTGGGGAGGTACACCTACAATATTGTATAATAGGTTTGGTAAATCACAAACATCAAGAATAAGTGGAGGTCTTACATTCAAAGGCGGAATTAATATAAAAATGGTATAATTTTTATCGTTTTACTCGTTTACTTTATATTTATATATACAAATATATTACTAAAATAAATTTGGTAATGTAGAAAAAAAATGTTATATTTGTATTATGATAAATGTTACTTACGCAATTACAGTCTGCAACGAATTGGCTGAAATCACAAATTTAATTAATTTTTTACATCCTAGACTTAAAAGTGAGGACGAGATATTGGTTCAGTATGATACTGATTCATCTACATCTCAAGTAAAAGATTATTTAACAATCTTAACTCAATTACACACCAATGTTAGAGTAATTGGATTCCCTTTAAATAAAGATTTTGCATCTTATAAAAATAATTTGAAAAATAATTCAAATGGTATTTTTATATTTCAAATAGATGCAGATGAAATGCCATCCGAATATATAGTTGATAATTTATCTGAAATATTAGATTTCAATAAAGATGTTGATTTATTCTTTGTACCTAGAATTAACACAGTCGAAGGATTGACTGATTCTCATATAAAAAAATGGAGATGGCAAGTTAATGAAAAGGGATGGGTAAATTTTCCTGATTATCAAACAAGAATATATCGTAGAACTTCTGAAATAGAATGGCAAGGCAAAGTACATGAAAGAATCGTAGGATACAATACACTTTCAGTATTACCGCAAGATGAACAATTTTGTTTGTATCATCATAAGCAAATCGAAAGACAAGAAAAACAAAACGATTATTATGATACAATCTAAGATAGCTTTCCTAACTGAAATGGGATTTGTTGGTAAAGTTCCACCCAATCACCCAAATATGAGAACGGAGTTTGCTTGGATGCATGCTTTAGATGCGGACCATTATAATATTCATTTGTTTGGCGCGGATAAAAATTTGACAGGTTATGACCATGTCTTTATTATATTTCCAAAAGGCAAAACATTTTTAAGTTCGGAAGGTAGTACATTAGTAAATGGAGTTAATCCAATTTCAGAATTACTTAGACAAGATATTGTTGGTAGAATTAAAGAAAAGGGTAATACAAATGTTCACTATGTACAAGAAGGACCTCATTGGTGGTATAATGATTATGAAATAGCAGACCAAATTTACTTCTTTAACTTTTTACAATCATGCGATTCAATCTTTACTCACAATGATAGTGATGTAATGTATTATAAGGGGTTATTTCCTAACAAAACAATCCAACCCATTGGTACGCTAATGATTGATACTCTAATCAAAGATATAGTACCTACAAAAGAAGATAAAGCAATTATAGGTGGTAACTTTGCAAGATGGTATGGTGGATTTGAAAGTTACATTATAGCTAACAATTTTGAAGTTCCTATTTGGGCACAAACATCACACGCTATGAGAGTTGGTGAGGATAGTATGGATAACTTAAATCACTTACCAAGAATGATGTGGTGTGAATGGATGGCTGAGTTATCAACATTCAAATATGGTGTTCATATGATGCCAACGGTGGCAGCTGGTACATTCGCTCTCAATTGTGCATACTTTGGAATACCTTGTATTGGAAATATGGATGTAGATACACAAATGATATGCCATCCAGCTACATCAGTAATGGTGCATGATTTAGAAAGTGCAAGAGAGATGGCAATTATGTTAAAAGATGATAAAGAATTTTATGATAAATGCTCCAAACAAGCAAAAGAAAATTATAAAGAACTTTTTTCGCAAGAAGTTTGGACAGAAAGAATTAAAAATTATTTACAATGATAACAGTTATATTAAATGGTTACAAAAGAGGAGAGAATCTAAATGAACAAATAGAGGCTCTCAAAAATCAAACATTACCGCCGGATGAGATATTAGTATGGTACAATAACCCCGGCGATAATGATTTGATTAATTACGATATTGGCACAGAAGTTCCTGTTGCATATTGTAATTACAACTTTGGTGTTTGGGCGAGATTCTACTTTGCTATGAACGCTAAGAATCCGTATGTATGTGTATTTGATGATGATACTATTCCTGGTAAGAAATGGTTAGAAAATTGTATGAACACAATGAATGAGAACGAAGGTTTATTGGGAACGGTAGGATTGCTTTATTTAAACCCATTACCACCAGAACGTTCATCATACTACGAACACTACTTAAGATTCGGATGGCCTGACCAAGGTAACAACGATAGGACTGTAGAAGTTGATTTAGTGGGGCATAGTTGGTTCTTTAAGAGAGAGTGGTTACCTATTATGGTTAGAGAACTACCAGACCCCAAATACAATACATGTGGGGAAGACATGCACTTCTCGTATATGTTACAAAAGTATGCTGGTATTAAAACATATGTACCACCACATCCTCGTTCTGATATAGAAATGTGGGGAAGTACTAAAGGTGCAACTTATGGTGGTGATGCTAACTCACTTTGGGAATCGAATCAAAGAAGTAATGATGGTGTACCATTTAAAGAATTAATGAATCAGTATTTTAACGAACAAAGACAAAAAGGTTGGAAATTAGTAAATGAAAAATAAATTACCCATATTAATATGTTTCGGAACTAGACCGGAATGGTTAAAGATAAAGCCTTTAATTAAAATAATGGACCGTAGTGAATATAAATTATTCTTTACAGGTCAGCATGAAGATTTACTTAAAGAAGTTGATGTTGATTATAAAGCAACTATCAAAGATGGTTCTAATAGATTAGATGAAGTAGTAAAAGGATGTTTAGATTTACCTGAAGGTGAGTTTAGCGGTGTTATGGTTCAAGGTGATACCGCATCTGCTTTCGCTTGTGCTATTGGAGCATATCATAGAGGTTTAAGAATCTATTACTTAGAAGCTGGACTTAGAAGTAAGAGTTTAAAACATCCATATCCAGAAGAAGGTTATAGACAAATGATAGCTCGTATTGCTGATGTAAACTTTGCACCTACTCAAACGGCAATGGTTAATATATTTGAAGAAAAATGTTTAGGTGATGTTTGGTTAGTTGGTAACACTGTGTTAGATAACTTAGTGGATTTACCTACGTCAACTTACGGAAATAAAGTATTAGTTACCCTACATCGTAGAGAGAATCATCCTATAATGCATGAATGGTTTAGGGAAGTAAATGATTTGGCAATACAATATCCAGAGTTAGAATTTATACTCCCAATACATCCAAATCCAAATGTACAAAAACATAGAGATTTACTAACTAACGTTAAAGTAGTAGAACCACTTTCACATGATGAACTGATAGCTATTCTATTGGAATGTAAGTTAGTGATAAGTGATAGTGGTGGAATACAGGAAGAAGCTTCTTTCCTTAATAAGAAAGTAATTGTTTGTAGAGAAGTAACGGAGAGGCCTGAAGCAATTTATACTGGGCATTTACATCTTTGTAAAACTACTGATAAATTAAAAGATTTATTTGTTACTTTGGAAAAAGATTCGTATATTTGTAAACCTTGTCCGTATGGAGATGGCTACTCGGCTGAACACATTAAAAAGATATTAGATGCAGAAAAATTTTAGACAAGATTTTATTAAATTAAGTGAAAAAATACGAAGTGGAGAAAACTTCGCATTTGCTAGATATTCTGATGGTGAATTGTATATACTTCAAAATAAAGAATTGGTTTTGGATAATGGATTAATTCAAATAGGAGATAAAAAGCAAGGAGGTATTTACCAACCAGCCGATTTCAAACACTATGACCCAAAAGAACATGGGTTCTATCAACAAAAGTTAGTAGAGGCTTATAAACATAGACAAGCAAATTATTACAAAGGTATAAGTTGTAGTTGCTGTGTGGGTAAGGAGGCATTTGATTGGCAAGTTGAATTACATGGTGGTGATGATGAATCACTAACTTGGGCAAACTTATGGGTTAATGGTAACTACCCAGCATTTATAATGAATACACTTCCTATTTTTTATAGTAAGGATTGTGTATTTGTTGGACATGAAAGTGCAGATACATCAAAGTTACCATTTATTAAAAAAGATTTTAGAGTAGGATATAACGCAATGATAAATGATTATGGAAAAATTGAAGAAATTAAAACATGGATTAAAGAAAACAACATTGAAAACCATCTATTCTTATTTTCAGCTTCAACGTTTTCTAATTTGGCAATATACGAACTATTCAAAGAATTTCCAAATAATTCTTACGTTGATATAGGAACGTGTTTAACTCCAATGATGAACATGCCAACCGAAAGAGGTTATCTAAAAGCATTTTGGAATTACACCGGCGGACAAGACATTCAAAAAATATGTATATGGAATTAGTAAATTGTACAAAGAAGTATTGGGAATTTGTAAGAGAGTTACGAATGGATGAAAGAGTTATAGATGGCTTTATTAAAACAACAAATATAACATCGGATATGCAAGAAGCTTATATGACAACACATGATAAGTACTATCGTATTGCTTTAGTTGATGGTGAGCCGGCAGGATACATCGGAGTAATTGAAGATGATATTAGAGTATGTACCCATCCCAATTATCAGGGTAAAGGTGTTGGTAAGTTTATGATTGAAGAAGCTATGAAGATATGGCCAACTGCAGAAGGAAAGGTTAAGATAGGTAATGAAGCAAGTATGAATTTATTTAAGTCTTGTGGATTTACGGAAGCTTATATAATATTCAAAAAATAATATGACAAACTTAAAAAGTTCAATTATAAAAAAAGGAAGATACGTTTCACAAATCTTACATTTTGTAGGTGGTGAAAAAAGAACCTTTAACAATGTAGATACGCATTCAATTAAGCAAGGTCAATTTACTAAGTTCGAAACAGCTGATGGTAGATTGGTAATGGTTAATGATAAGAATATACTTTGCATTGAAATCATAGAAGAAGAAAATAATTAATTATGCCAATGTTACACAATCCGTACAAAATTGTAAGAATGTTCGAAGAAGAAATAGCAGCTTATACGGGAGCACCTTACGCTATATCAATTGATAGTTGTACTAATGCACTATTCTTAATTTGTAAGTACAACGAAGTTAAAGAGGTAACCATTCCATCGAAAACTTACCTATCAGTGCCACAATCAATTATACACGCTGGTGGTGAAGTTATCTTTGATAAAAGACCTGAAACAAATCATTGGGTTGGGGCTTATCAATTAAAGCCATATCCAATTTGGGATGCGGCTAAGAGATTAACAAAGGATATGTATATGCCCGGAACATTTATGGGGTTATCATTTCACATTAAAAAGATATTACCAATTTGGAAAGGTGGTATGATTCTAACCGATAACGCTGAAGCAGCTGATTGGTTTAAGAAAGCTCGTTACGAAGGTAGAAGTGAGAAGTATTACAAAGATGATGATATTACATTCTTAGGATGGAATATGTATATGACTCCACAACAAGCTGCACATGGATTGGCAATGTTTCAAAACTTATCAATACACAATTCAGACCAAGGTGAGTTGAATGGTTATAGAGATTTAACTGAATTCACTGTTTTCAAAAATAATAAAGTAATAGAATAATGAAGATAGCACTTTGTTTGCATGGTATGTTTGATTCACCAATGGATACTACATCAAATGGTTTAGATGGTAGAGATTATATCCAAAAACACATAATGGATAAGGGTGATGTTGATGTATTCATTCATAGTTGGGATTTGGAAAAGCAAGGATTGATAGAAGCAATATATCAACCAAAGAAATCCATATTCGAATCACAAAAAGATTTTAGTGAATTGATTAAAGAAAGAGGCTTAGATAAATTAGAAGGGTGTCCTCGTTCACCACAATCAGTACTATCTCATTTATATAGTGTGGCTGAGGTAATGAAGTTACCACATCAACAAACTGGTGTAAAATACGATATCATTATTAAAGCTCGTTTTGATTTAGGTAGAATCAATCGCAATACATCAGGGCCTGGTTTAGGAAATCCATACCCAGTTCAATGTATAAATTTTAAAACTGATATACAGCAGGATAAAATATATAATGCAAATTGGAATCATTTTAATATGGGACCTGCTGATATGTGGTTTTATGGTTCTCCTAATGTAATGGTGGAGTTTACAAGCTTATTTAGTTTCTTAGATGAGCAGATGAAAATAGATTCGGAGTTTCATAAATTCGCAACTGAAATAGAAGGTAATAGTGGTGACCTTTCAAACGCAATAGCATTCTATAAATGGTGGATGATTAAAACTGATTTATGGGATAACAAAATAAATTTAGATACAATATGGGAGTAAAATTATTACCGATAGTGGTTTACACACATACTGATATGAAAGATGTATGGGTGCCATTTTTCGGACAACTTAAAAAATATATGCCTGATAATGAGGTATATGTTTGTGTGAATAAAGATGATGAAATGTTATCGGATTACAATAGAGTAATATACGATGAATCAAAAACATATACAGAAAGATTATCAGAATCGTTAGAACAAATCAACGAAGAAGTATTCTTATTTACACATGAAGATATGATTCTATTTGATACGCCTGATTATGAGTACTTACAAAAATACTATTCATATGTTAAGGATAGAAAGGTAGATAGTATTAAATTATTATATGCCGGTGATGGTGGTGGTATTAAAGCTGATTGTGATGATACATTGGTATTTAATGATTTTGCTAAATTCTCAATTCAACCAACTATCATTCGTAAAGATATCTTATTACAAATAGCATCCAATGTTGGGGCATTGAACATTTGGGATTTTGAAAATGCTATTGTAGGTAGTGGTATGGATTTTATGGCTCGTAGAGGACATGAAAAACGTAGAGGATTATATCACTATGATTCATTTGTATATCCATATGTAGCAACGGCAATTAATAAAGGAAAATGGAATTTAGTAGAATATACTGATGAACTTAATCCAATATTTGAAGAATACAATATTAACCCATTTGAAAGAGGAATGTCATGACAAAATTAATTATTTTCGATTTAGATGGTGTACTAGTCGAAGCAAAACAAATACACTACGATACATTAAATCAAGCTCTAAAAGAAATTGATGAGAAGTATATAATATCAGAAGCAGAACATCTATCTACATATGATGGATTGAAAACAACTCAAAAGCTTGAGATGCTTACTAAGAATAAAGGATTACATCCCGAATTCTATGATGATATTTGGTATAGAAAACAATATCTAACCATTGAAGCTATTTCAGAGTTACAACCTGATATCAGATTGATAGAAGTATTTAAAGAATTAAGAAACAAAGGATATAAGTTAGCATGTGCTTCAAACTCAATTAGAAGGTCTGTGTTGGTTATGTTGGCTAAGATAGGTATAATTGAGTATATGGACTTAATCATCTCTAATGAGGATGTAAAGAACTCTAAACCGCATCCTGAAATGTATTGGAAGGCTATGAGTATGATGGGATGTTTGCCTGAAGAAACTTTGATTGTAGAAGATTCTCCGCATGGGTTATTGGCAGCAAGTAGAAGTAGAGCTAGTGTATTGAGAGTAGATAATCCGCATGATTTGACATTAGAAAAAATAGTAAATAAATTAAACGAAAATAAAGTTATGAGTACACCAAAATGGCAAGGTGGTAAAATGAACGTTCTTATCCCAATGGCAGGAGCTGGTAGTAGATTTGCACAAGCTGGTTATACGTTTCCAAAACCACTAATTGATGTGGAGGGAAAGCCAATGATTCAGGTTGTTGTTGATAATCTAAATATAGATGCTACATTTATTTATGTAGTACAAAAAGAACATAGAGAGAAGTACAACTTAGATACTCTATTAAATCTAATCACTCCTAATTGTAAGATTGTAGAAGTAGATGGTTTGACAGAGGGAGCAGCTTGTACAACTCTATTAGCAAAAGAATTTATTGATTCAGATGCACCACTATTGATGGCAAACTCTGACCAATTCTTAGAGTGGGATAGTAATGAGTTTATGTATAAGATGATTGAACAAAAAGTTGATGGTGGTATTCTATCATTCCATTCAACACATCCTAAATGGTCATTCGCTAAAGTGGATGAGTATGGATATGTAACGGAAGTACAAGAGAAGAATCCAATTTCAGATATTGCAACTGTTGGTGTTTACTATTGGGCAAAGGGTTCTGATTATGTAAAGTATGCAGAACAAATGATTGATAAGAATATCAGAACTAATAATGAGTTCTATGTTTGTCCTGTTTATAACGAAGCAATTACAGATTGTAAGAAAATAAAAACATTCAACATTGATAAAATGTGGGGATTGGGAACTCCAGAAGATTTAAAATATTACTTAGAAAATTATAAAAAATGATAAATACAGAAAACAAATACACACAAATGCAGAAAGCGCAATACGCTTCTGGAACTTCAAATCACGAAGAACATAATAGAAATTCTGATTATTGGGATATACTATTAAGTGATTTAAAAGATAAAGAAAAATGGGATGGTAAAATTGCTTTAGACTTTGCTTGTGGTAGGGGTAGAAATATAACAAATATGTTTAATTTATGCGATTTTAATAGAATAGATGGTATAGATATATCGCAAGGTAATATAACTCAAAATGAACAAGAGTATATACAACAAAATAGTAATTGGTATTGTAATAACGGAACTGATGTATCTGAATTAAAAGATAACGAATATGATTTTATAATGTCAACTATTGCATTACAACATATACCAGTTTACGATATTAGAAAATCACTAATAACGGATTTGCTAAGAACTTTAAAGCCAGGTGGTTTGTTTTCTTTTCAAATGGGATATGGTTATGGTTTAGAATCGCAATTAGGCCGTAGAGTTTCTTATTTTGAAAATTATTATGATGCACCCGGTACAAATTCTATGTGTGATATCAGAGTGAATAATGAACAGGATATTATTAAAGATTTGACTGAAATTGGTTTTGTAAATATTACAACCGAAGTTAAAGATTCTTATTCGGATGATGGACATCCACAATGGATTTATGTAAAATGTTATAAAAAATAATAATGATAAATTATCAATCAGTTACGTTTATTATACCTTGTAGAAATAATTTAAAGTATCTACAACAGGCAGTTAATAGTATTAAAAACTACTATGGACAGTATCATCAAATTGTAATATTAGATGATGCTTCAAACGATGGGACATGGGAGTGGATAGATTCACTAAAGCAACCAAACATTAAAACATATAGAAACGAAGGACCTGATAGAGTTGGTCATACTGTACTTTATGATATTGGTATTAGTTTAGCAGAAACTCCAATCGTTACAATATTACATTCGGATATGGTAGTTACAAAAGACTATATATCTAATATGTTAAAGAACTTAAAACCATTATCGGTTGTAAGTGCTACTCGTATTGAACCACCATTACATCCACCTGGACCTGAAAAGTATGTAAAGGATTTTGGTATGGAGCCTGAAGAATTCCAATTACAATATGACGAATTTGAAAAGTTTGTAGAAGTTAAGCAAGCTGAAAACAAAAATATTGTCACCAATGGTATATTCGCACCTTGGATGGTGTATAAAGAAGATTTTAGAACTATGGGTGGGCATGATAAATTATTCGCACCTATGGAGTTAGAAGATTCTGATATATTCAATAGATTCCATTTATGTGATTACCAATTAATTCAGAGTAGAGATGCCTTTGTATATCATATGACTTGTAGAGGTAGTAGATTTAAAGATGGTATTGAGATTGAAAAGGAGATACCAATGCCGGATGGAACTATTTGGTACAAACCTAAAGATTCAAAAGAGTATTTAGAACTAAGACAAAACAAATTCAAAGAGTGGTGGAGGAAGTGGCATACTGATGTATTGCATGATGAGTTGATGATGCCAATTGTACCTAATAGATATGATACTACATTTGTGGTTCATAATTGCCAACCACAATTATTAGCAGTATTAGAACCTTGGTGTGACAGATTGTATGTTGATTGCAATTATCAATGGTATATAGATGATGAACAAAAACAAACTATGTTCGATATATCAGATAAGATACATTCGATTGGAGATGAAATGAAAGGTGATGTACAAATAATGTTCGATGGTAGTAAATTAACAAACGAAAACTTTACATCATTTATAAAGAACATACCATTCATAATTCAGCAAAATGATTCAGTTGGCAGCTTTGAATGGGATATATTCCAATTACACATATTTAACTTAAGAACAAAAGATATGGTTATTCCATTCTTTAAAAATGTATTTTAATGGCTAAAAAAAGAACACTTATTTGCATACACGTTATGCCATCAGAAATTGAAATGTTTGAAAGATTAATGATTCAGATGCATAGAGCATTATCTCATTTAGATTCAAACGATGATGTTACTATAAAGGCAACTCTAAACTTAAATCCACAATTAACTGATTGGGAAGCAAGTGAACTTAAGCAAGGATATTTTGTTGCCAGATTTGGTATTCTATTTAATGGAATTAAAAATATAAATGAAATTGTATTAGATACATCTTGTTGGGGAACTACTCAACAAAAGAGAGAATCTATTAAATTAGATTATGACCAATTTATATTTTGTGATACCGATATTTTATTTCACGAACATATGTTAAAGTATCAATTAAATACATCATATCAATTAAATGATATATATCTATTATCACCATCGCTTCCAAAATGGTGGGATGTTAGTTGGGATATGTTATGTCATTATGACTACATTAATAAACCATATGGTACAGCTATGGATGACAAAGATGTAATGATGGGTGCACTAACACAACCAATAGGTAAAGTGAACGCAAGACAAATATCAACAATTAAATTTGGATGTGGAATGCATACACTATATTCTAAATCGTTTTGGGAATTGGTAGGGATACCTGAATCATTTGGTGGATATGGACCAGAAGATACATATGGAATGGAAGCAGGTAAGGTTGCGATTAAACTTGGTTATGATATTAAACAATTTGTATTAGATGGCGTATATATAACAGAAGATTACATAAACAGAACTCCATCATTTTCAGATAAAATCAAACCAATTGATAAAAAGAAAGAATTTTATGATGCTGCATTTAATTTAGGTCAATCCGAAATCAAAACTTTTGCACAAAAATTAATAGAAAAGAAATCGAATCCGTAAATCTTTATATTTATACATATTAAAGAAATAAAATGGAAAAGCAACTTAAAGAAATAATCCGTTCCGTAATTAGAGAACAATTCCTCAATGAAATGTCTAGAAACGATATTCATGTAAAGGAAATAATGAAATTCTACGATAAGGGAACATATAGCACTAAAAAAGCAATATCTATATTTGTGTCTGGTAAAACAAATGCAAATAGAAATCAAATATTAGATGACTTGGGTGATATGGGTTATAATGATATTTGGGATGTAATGGACCATTTTAAGTTGAAATTAGAATCAGTAGATGAAGAAACAGTTCCAACTGGAGAAAGAATACAAAATCTCAATAATAGAATCAAAGGATTAAAAGATAAATTATCTGCAACTAAATCACCTGAACAAAAGAAATTATTTCAAGATAGATTAAAAAATGCATTACAAACACTTTCTAATATAAAGAAAGATTATAGTATTAAAAAAGAATACGTTGACAAAAAAGGTGTAGAGCATGTGGCTGCAGCGTTACCTCAAACGGAAGAAGAACCAATAAAGGAGTGTAAAATTTGTTAAGTATGGAAAATATGTATTCAGTAATAATCACAGCTATCACCGTATTAGGTGGAACGGGGGCTTGGAGATATTACGAAAAGAGAGCTATCAATAAAGAAAAGGATGAGGAATTTATCAGACACGATTGTAAAGACCGTATCTCTAAATTAGAAGGATTGTTGGAAGCAGCTGGTAAAGAAAAGGATGAACTTCGTATGATGGTATTAAACCTTACCAAAGAAGTGGCAGCATTGAGTGTTAAAGTTGAATACCTTACCAAAGAGAATGATAAGTTAGAGAAAGCACTCCCAAAGACTAAGAAGCAAATAAACGGATAGGATGCCATTAGCAAGAACATTGTTTACGGAAGATAAAAAATTAAGAATTTTTGATTTTGATGATACACTTGTCAAAACCAATTCATTCATATATGTTACCCATAAAAACGGAATGAAAACAAAACTATCACCCGGTCAATACGCAAAGTATGATACTAGAGATGGGGATGAATTTGATTTCAAAGATTTTCAGCAAGTGACAAGACCGGAACTTATAAAAGGATATGTTGAATTGTTGAGAAGAATGGTTAGTAGTGGTGGTAGTAGAGAAGTTTATATCCTAACCGCTAGAGCAGCTGAAAGACCCGTATCTCAATTCATTAAGGATTTGGGAATAAATGGTGTTAAAGTAATAGCATTGGGTGACAATAACCCTGAAAAGAAAGCAGATTGGATTGAGGATAGAGTTAAAGAAGGGTATGATGATGTTTTTTTCGTAGATGATTCAGAAAAGAATATAATGGCAGTTAGAAAAAGATTGAGAGATTATCCAAATGTTAAACAAAAGATTCAACAAGTAAAGCATTTCTAATGATACGTTTAAAGGATATATTAAGTGAAGCCCAAATGCACGCACAAACTCAAAGAGAATCATTAAAAGCTATTTGGCAATTAAAGGTAAATCACTCAAAGGAGCCTGAAATTATGAAATTGCTTACTCAATTAGAAAAGAAAATAAAAACCTACGAACCAAGATGATAAGTCTTTCCAATATATTAACCGAATTGGAAATCCCATCTGATAAGTGGATTGATTTGGATTTGAATAAGATAGATGATGACGGTATGAAAGGAATATGGCAGATGTATATCACTACCTATTTGAACGCTGGGATGGATTTATCGGCAAATAGCTGGAGAGAAATGCAGAGTAAATACAAAGCAACTGCACTTAAAGATGTAGATTCCGACCATATCCCAGATGCATTCATTGTATATAAGCAAACCAAATTTGGTAACAAAATAGCCCTACTGGGTACTAACAATAAGAAATCGGCAAAATCAGATGTAGTTAAGAAGGTTATCCAATTGTGTAAAACAAGCGGATGGTTTTTAGAAGCTAGTTTGAAAATGGAAGATATTATGAAATCATCTGGGGCGCCTGTGGTGACAGATGAAGAAAAGATACAAAACATCGTTGGACCTGATAAAAAGGTACAATTTGTAGGTGATGGATACTACACTCGTTCACTATCTAAGGTGGATAAAAGAATCACAAAGAGATTATACGGAAGACCAAAGTAGTTAGGTATAGTTTATTTCATTTTTTGAATATTTATAAGAGTTAAATAGAAAATTTACGAAAATAATATTGAAAAATGGCAGATAAGAAGATATCCCAATTACCTCTAATACAAACTATTTCAGGTTCTACAGTGGTTGTACCAATTGTTCACGATGGTACAACAATTCAAATGAGCGTTGAAAGATTGAGTTTATTTACATCTCAATTTAGTGCAACAACCGGTTCTAATACATTCATAGGAAGTCAAACAATTACTGGAAATACCTCAATTGGTGGTAATTTGGTAGTTGCTGGTAAGCTTACTGCACAAGAATTTCATACTGAGGTAACATCTGCATCTATTCTATTTGAAAGTGGTTCTAGTCAATTTGGTAACAGTGGTGATGATACTCATACTTTTACTGGTTCAATAATATTAAATGGTTCTGCTATTGGAGCTGGGCAATTGAACGCACAAACTGCATCTCAAGACTTAGTTAATAGAGGTATTAGTTCTGTTACTGGTTCTATTAATACCCAAAGTAGTTCACAAGACTTGGTTAATAGAGGAATAAGTTCAGTAACTGGTTCAATAAATACAACTACATCTTCATTTGATTCTGTATTTTTAAGAATTAGTTCAACTACTGGTTCTATCAATACAACTACATCTTCGTTTAATTCTGTATTTTTAGGTATTAGTTCTGTGACAGGAGCTATGAATACACAAAGTTCATCGCAGGATTTGGTTAATAGACAAATCAGTTCTACAACTGGTTCAATAAATACAACTACATCTTCTTTTGATTTAGTATTTAGAGGTATTAGTTCTGTAACTGGAGCAATTAACACAACAACTTCATCTTTTGATTCTGTATTTTTAAGAATTAGTTCAACTACTGGTTCTATCAATACAACTACATCTTCATTTGATTCTGTGTTTTTGAGAATCAGTTCTACAACTGGTTCAATTAATAATCAAAGTAGTTCGCAGGATTTGGTTAATAGACAAATCAGTTCAACTACTGGTTCTATCAATACAACTACATCTTCATTTGATTCTGTGTTTTTGCGAATCAGTTCTACAACTGGTTCTATGAATACTCAATCATCTTCACAAGATTTAGTAAATAGACAAATATCATTGGTAACTGGTTCTATTCACTTTGTAACTGGGGCATTAAACGCATTTACTGGTTCTGTAATTGGACAAACTAATACAATATCAACATTCACCGCTTCGGTAAACTTTACAACACAATCTTTAAATACACAAACTGGTTCTCAACAATCGATGAACACTACATTATCAATAGTGACTGGTTCTATGAGAGCGGAGATTGGTGGTATTGAAGCATATACAGCATCATTAAAATCAGCAATTGTTGTAAATGGAAATAACGTAAGAATAATTGGTGAATTGACAGCATCTAGAATTTATACTGAATTTATAACTTCATCGGTATTATTTGTAACTGGGTCTAATATAATAGGTGACCAATCATCAGATAAGCATGAGTTTACTGGTTCAGTTCATATTAACGATACTCTATTCATAAAAGGAGTAGCTCAGGGAACTGTAGAGTTGAACGCATTTACTGGTTCTCAAATAGGTAAAGATGGTACGTTAGCAATTGTAACATCATCATTGAGAGCTGAAATTGGTGGTATTGAAGCTTATACCGCATCTTTGAAAGCAGCAACAATAGTATCTTCATCAACTCAAATATTTACTGGGTATGATTATGAAATCCACGTTAGCCAAGTAGACGGAAACGATACAACTGGTAATGGTGATTTACTTACTCCTGTTGCAACTATTACAAAGGCTTTACAAATAGTTGCTGCAAATTTTGGTGTAACTGATAGAAGAACGATTATTTTACACCCTGGAACTTATACAGAAAATCCAACCATATCCACCACAAACACTTATATATTCGCTTTAGGATTATTGGGAGCTAATACGGCAATTGCTGGAACTCTAACAATAAACGCAGCGTGTCGTGTTTCTGGTATAAAAATGACTAATTTAGTTGTAAACACTACGGCGGCTGTATATATCAATAACACAACAGTAGACACTCAAATGACGGTTACTAATACCGGTTACTTAGAAACTACGGGTTGTTCTTTCCAATGTACTAGTGGGGTAACGATTAGTGGAGCAGCACCTGCGGTAGTATTTAATTCTACTACATTATGGGGTCTTGTTGTAAATAACGCTTCGGCTGTTGTAATAGTAAGAAATTCTCCACAAGTTTATGTTGCTACGGTAACTGCTGGTAATTTAGCACTATCTAATACTTTATTATTTTCATCTACTCCTACTGGAAACGCAATTACTACAAGCGCAAGTTCGGTTGTTACATTATCTAATTTAAATATTCTTGATAATACTGGATTGGCTGTTGCTAGAGTAAGTCTTTCAGGCTTCTATTCAATTATCGATGTTGTATATGATAAACCAAATTCAACCCTAGTATCTTTATCGGGAACTGGTGGTCCTCTTAACGCAATTGATTATTTCCAATACATAAACGCTGATAAATTTATTACGCAAGGTGGAACGGGTTATCAGTTTCTAAAAGGAGATGGTTCTCTTGATTCTATAATGCCAGCATCATTACAACAAACAACGGCATCTTTAAATACATACACTGGTTCTAACGATAGTGTTGTAGCAAGAATATTACAAACAACGGCATCATTAAATACATTTACTGGTTCATTAAGAAATGAGGTAAATGGAATTGAAGCATATACGGCATCACTTAACTTAAAGACCGGTTCATACGCAACAACTGGTTCTAATATTTTTATTGGCAATCAAACGATTACTGGTTCATTGAGTGTGAGTGGTTCAATGTTTATAAGTGGTTCGGTATATGCTAATACAACATCACAATCAGTAGCATCAAATACGGCATCTTTAGATTTTACGGCAGCAAACTTCTTTATGGTACAATTGGGTAGTAGTGTAACAACTCACATATCTGCTAGTAATTTAAGAGAGGGACAATCGGTAAACGTATTAGTAACAACTGGTACAAATTCAACGGCATCGTTTAGTACAAATGTAAGACAACCATCTGGTTCATTCTACTTACCAACATCGGGAAGTGGAAAGAAAGATATCTTATCATTTGTATCATTTGATTCATCCAATCTTTATTTAGTAGCAGTAAACCAAATGATATAATATGTTTTTCAGACCATTAGCACTTTACAAGAAAGCGATAGAAAGAGTAGTAAGTATTTTCATACCTACTTTAATTTTTGATTTAGATGCAGCAAACTTTGCTGCTGTCCCAACCAATGGTGTATCAACAGATGCAACTGGAACTTATACATTAACATCCAATGCAGGTTCTTCTCTTACTTGGGATAGTGCTAATGGTGGAACATTCGCCAAATCAAATAGTACTGGAACTGATTATATCGTTGGGGGACCAAACTATGTTACGGGGCAAAGTTATACTGTATTTATGGCATATAAGTTATCAGCAACATCGGCTGGTAGATTATTAAACACACAAAGTGAAGCAAGTAAGGATTGGTTGATGGGAGCTTATAATGGTAACCCAGATACTTTCTATCCAAACTTTAGTGTAAACTTACCATCAAGTGGCGCTGATACGGCTTGGCATTTTGGATGGGCAACATGGGATACTGCTACAAATACTGGTAGATTATATACAGCTACAACTACCGCTCCAACCACTCATTCTTTCACAGGAACAAATGCTGGTGGTGGTGGATTCAATCAATTAAGATTGTTTAGCCGTTCATCTGGTTCGGAAGTTCAATCGGGTAATATTGGGTTTGTTAAAGTATATAATGGTGTATTGGATATATCAACTATTCAATCCCTACATGCAACTTACAAAGCGAGATTCGGATATTAATAATCAAACAATATATACTTATTAGTAATAGATAAAATATACAATAAGTAATGGCGTATTCGCATAGTGTAAAATATTTTAATACATTCGATAGTACATTTTGTTCCACAAATTCAGCGGAAGACCAAACAGTATATTCGGATTGTGCAACTTTGGGAATTAGTTGTAAAGTATATTTTAATAATACACTTACTCAACCTGTAACTGGATACGAATTCATTAAATTTGGTGGATTTGTGTATGAAATGAACTTCAATACTGGTGAGATAAATTTAAAATCACCTGTTCAATGTAATATACCATCGGTGTATATTTACAGAGTATCAGTAGCAGCAGATAAAACTTCATATGTAGATTGGACTGAATGTGAGGGTACTCCTGGTCCTAGACAATTACTTTATAGTAGAATGAAACAGATTGATGTACAAGCAGTACAAAACTCAGTTTCAGCTTCATCATTCGCAACGATATCAATAGTTGGTAATTGTAATCCATATCCTTCATGCAATTGTGTTTATATTGGTGTTAGTACAACAACTACAACAACAATACCTCCTGTTAATTTTACATTAACTCCTGGTTGTGCTGGTATTGGTATCGATGGTACTGGTACTATTTTAGCTAATGCGTTTACTGGAGGTACTGGTGTTTATCAAAGTATTGCAATTGGTTCATCGGCCGGCAATGCAATAGCAGCAACTCCTATAAGTTTAAGTGGAGCAACTTCATATTCATTTACTGGATTATATAATGCAATTTATTATGTTGTATTAAGAGATAGTTCAGGTGTATATACATTTAAAACAGCGGCTGTAAGTTGTACTAATACCACAACTACAACCTCAACAACATCAACAACAACTGCGGCACCTATTTGTACTTACGCTGGTGGTTCTGCGGTTATTACATATACAAGCACAACAACTACAAGTACATCAACAACTGCAGCACCAACAACTACAAGTACTTCAACATCAACTACTTCAACAACATCAACTTCAACAACTAGCACATCAACATCAACTACATCGGCAGGAACGGCTTATGGTGTAAGTACTGCAGGGGGAACTGAATATGATGCTTGTGCTTATTATGATAATAGTCAAACGATTTATGGTAATAATACAACATGGCTTACAGTGACAAGATTCTATACTGATAGTGGAATGACAACACCGTTTAATGGTTCAAATTCATGGTACAACGAATACAATGCTTCTACTAGTTATGTAATACAAATTGATACTGGTGGATATATAAGTAATTCTGTTGACTGTAGTTCGTTCTAATAGATTATTATGAATATTAAAAACAAAAATGAAAGATATTTAAAAGTATATGAATATATTAGTAACACTTAATTCTGGTTTAGGAGCTGATTTAGGACCTAACTTTAACCTTACGGCTAATGTTGGTAGTGTTACCCCTAGCACCGTAACCAAATCACAATTAACTACTGGAGTATTTGTAGATGTAAACGCTGCAGCAACGCAAATTACTGTTACTTCAACTGGAACTTGTACAAATTCAATAGTATTAAATATTACAGGTCAAACAACATCTACAACAACATTAGGAATTACATCATTTGTATTAGGTCGTGATGGTGCAAACTTCTTTACTGCTTGTACAAAATATACAACAGACCCAATAACATACTATGCTGGGGTTGGGGCTACATTACAAATTGGTATAACATTATATTTTGATAATACTTTAACAAACCATGTAGTTGCTGGTTACTATTCAAATGGTATTGATTGGTTTTTATGTAATACAAATGGTGAAATAACATCAACTGGTTCTTGTTCAACTACAACCACAACATCAACATCAACAACAAGTACATCCACATCAACAACAACTGCTGCACCAACAACATCAACAACATCAACAACAACTACGTTACCACCTGAAACGTTTAGTTTAGGGTATAGTGCAACTACGGATTGGCAAGCATGTTTTGCATCACAAACAAATTATTATTCTTATACTGGTGAGTTATTGCAAAATGGACTTAATTTATATACTGATATTACACTAACTACAAAAGCACCATCTGGTTGGTATTCTAATGGAAGTAAATATTGGTATATATCTCCAAATTGTTTTGAATACACATTTACAAATAATACAGGCGTTGATGATTATGTTGATTATTTTGATTGTAGTGGAGCATTTCAGCAAATATATGTTTACGATGGAACTACAAGTACTGCAGTTTGTGCGGGTGATATATCAAATTTAAGAGGAATGACTGCAAATAATAATGGAGTTGGTACATGTCCTGCTTCTACAACTGGTATATTCCAAAATGAAGCAGTTTGTCCAACAACAACAACTACATCTACAACATCAACTTCAACTTCAACAACAAGTACATCTACTTCAACAACAAGTACATCTACTTCAACTACATCAACTACATCGACTAGTAGTACAACAACAACCACCGAAGCACCAACTACAACAAGTACTTCATCAACAACAAGTACAACAACTGTTCCATTACCTCCGGGCGAAACAAGTACAACAACAACATCAACAACTGCGGCACCAACAACTACAAGTACAACTACTCAAGCGGGAACTACAACTACTACTACACTTCAACAAGTTTGGTATCAATTAACAAATTGTAATGGAGGCGGAACTGTATATTCAACGAATTATAATATTGGATATGCTGCAGTAACAGATAGAGTTTTTGGAAATGTTTTAGGAGTACCTTCTACATTAGTTGTTGCAAGCATATTATTTGCCAACCCTGGTGGAACTCAAATTGGTATCACCAATTCAGGTTTAACAGGATGTCCGGCTACTACTTCAACTACAACGACTACAACGCAACCACCAACAACAAGTACTTCAACATCGACTAGTACATCAACTACTACATTAGGAACAACCGCAGCACCAAGCGTTGATATTTTCATTCAGAATGTGGGTTCGTTGGATATACCAATTGGAGGTATGACTATTAATGGAGTTGCCGTAACTTGGATTGGATACGGTCCTGATTTTTATCTTAATGCTGGTGATAATGGAAGCTTTACAAGTACTCAAATAGGAACTTATAATGTAGTTATTTCGTATGGTAGTCATACACCTGGTCAACGAATTTCATTTACAGATAGTAATAGTGTTGTTACTTGTCAAACATTAAATGGAAGTGGTGGAACATTTACAATAACAAATGCAACAATAACTGCGGCAACAACAATCGGGGTTGAAGCATTGGATGGCATTTGTCCATAGAAAATATAAAAAATTGATAATTATATTAAATAAAGGTTATAAACAAAATGGAAGAAATTTTTAAATCTTGGGGTATTGATTACAACCCAAACGATGAAAGAAATGAATTAGCATCCAAACGAATTGAGGTGTGTAATTCTTGTCCCAACAAAAAAGAAGTTGATGGTGTAAAAAATGTATGTTCACTATGTGGATGTATGTTGAAATCAAAAGTATTTACTCAAGAAATGGGACAATGTCCTGATAATAGATGGGCATACGTTGAGGACAAATTGATAAAATACAAAAGTAAGAAAAATCTAAGATTCGTATCAGCACAACCTGCAATTCCTTATTACACTTGGCAGGTAGAAGTAATGTTAAATAATTTTATGGAAATGGGTATCAACTTAAATAATGTTGATATCGTATGTTGGAAAGAAGATGGTACAATACCTGAAGCTTGGTCCAAATTGGCAAATGGATATGCAGCCCGTTTCTTTTTTTATGATGATACTAGAGTAACAAAAGATTATATATCATCTATAAGACCTAATATCCTAAAACAGCATTGGGAAAAATATCCTGAATTAAAAAATGAAACTATATTCTATCATGATTGCGATATTATATTTACAAAGCCAATCAATGAATGGATTACCGATGACATGATTAATGATGAGAAGTGGTATGGTTCGGACACTCGTTGGTATATTGGACATGATTACATTTTATCAAAAGGTGATGATGTACTTACTAAAATGTGTGAGATAGTTGGTATAAACAAAGGAGTTGTTAAGGGGTATGAAAAAAATGCAATAGGAGCACAATACATAATGAAAGGATTGACTCATTATTATTGGGATAGAGTTGAAAGAGAATCTGAATTACTTTTTAAAGATATAAATCAATTAAACCAAATTAAAAAACAAGCTGACCCAAAACATCACGAATTACAAATATGGTGTGCTGATATGTGGGCTGTATTATGGAATGCTTGGAAAATGAGAGTACATACGGAGTGTCACCCAAATATGGAATTTAGCTGGGCAACATCAAATGAAGAAGATTATAAACGAATGAATATATTTCATAATGCTGGTATCACAGGTAGTGATAGTGGTAAATTCTATAAAGCACATTATATGGATAAACTACCATACAATGAAAATTTACAAATAACACCAAATACAGCAAGTTGGTACTATTGGAATGAAATACAAAAGACAGCTAAAAAATCAGTACTACTATGAGAAGATTACCAACCGAATATGTAAAGACTCGCAAGGAGTATATTATATTTAAAAATGATTGTGGTGTAAGTGATATGACTCGTAAAGGTGGTATTTATGAACATTACATTTTTGATTACATTAGAGATAATGTAGATATCAAAGGAAAAACAATAATTGATGTAGGTGCTAACTTTGGATTTCATACATTGGAGTTTGCTGATTTAGTTGATGATGGGAAGGTGGTATCATTTGAACCACAAAAATTAGTTTACTATCAATTATGCGGAAACATAATTTTGAATGGGTATGATAATATTACAGCACACAATATAGCATTAAGCGATGAACATACAAACCTTAAAATGGAAAATCTACAATATCATTCAGATGATACAATCAATATTGGTAATGCTCATTTAGATGCTTACTATGGGTCTGGATATAATGATGTAGAAGTTAAACCTTTGGACTCATATGAGTTTGAAAATCTTGCAGTATTAAAAATAGATGTACAGGGGTACGAACCAAAAGTATTAGATGGGGCAATCGAAACAATCAAAAAACACAAACCTATAATCTTTATAGAAGTGGAAGTACCACAATTACAAATATATGGTTGGACTGAGAAAGATGTATTCGATAGATTGGATACATTGGGATACACATATAAAAAAGTAATTGATGCTGCACATTTAGTTGATTATATAGCAATACCTAAGTAATATGATATTTGATTATTTTGATGGTGGATTTTATCTTAACTTAGATAAACGAACTGAAAGGAAAGAGGCATTTGAAAAGAGAAGTAAAGAAGCGGGATTCGAAGTAGAAAGATTCCCAGCTATTCAACTTAAAGAAGAAGATGTACCAAATCCATTTAACGGCAGGGATTGGCATATTAAAATATCATGTACATACTCTCACTTTGAAATGATTAAAGAAGCAAAACGTAGAGCTTGGAAAAATTGTGTAATATTTGAAGATGATTGTGTATTTGTAGATGGGTTTGTTGATAAGGTTAAAACGTGTATAGAAGAACTTAAACATAAGGAATGGGATATGTTTTATATGGGAGGTGAGCCAGGTGGAGAATGTAATATTGTAAGTGATAATTTAGCCAAATGTACTGCTGGTATGTACGCCACACATGCTTATGTAATCAATGAATCTTTTTATGATAAGGTACTTTCTATACCACATACGTTGGGTGTTATTGATACATTATATATGAGTATGTATTCAAACAATTATTATATGTGTACGGATTTATTAGCTTGGCAAGATGATGGATTTGAAAGTGATTTATGGGGAGGCAAAATAAAAAGAGAAAAACAATATAGAGAAATGTATAAAAAATGGATAAGATAGTAATAACTGGACATAAGGGATTTGTTGGTAAAAATTTATTCACACAATTCACATCAGTAATTGGTATTGATGAGAAGTATGATATGAAATATATTAATAACTTTTTGGATATACATAATCCAGATGTAGTGTTTCATATTGGGGCATGTAGTGATACTCTTGCTACTGATATTGGATTTGTTATGGAAAGAAATTACCTATCTACAAAATGGATTACTGATTGGTGTATTACTAACAATAAAAAAATAATATACGCATCATCGGCAGCTGTGTATGGGTTTGATGGTAAGAAGCCTTCTAACTTATATGGTTGGTCTAAGTTAATGGGTGAAGATTATGTTGTTTCTAACGGTGGTATTGCATTAAGATACTTTAATGTGTATGGGCCTGGTGAAGAACATAAAGGAAATATGGCATCAATTATTTATCAGAATTTAAATAATACTGAAATTAAATTATTTCCAGGTAAACCAAAAAGAGATTTTGTTTATGTGGATGATATTATAAATGCCAATTTATACGCATTAGAAAACTATGATAAGTTAAAAGGAAATTGGTATGAAGTTGGTAGTGGTGAGAGTAATACATTTGAAACAATATTTGATAATTTAGGATTACAATACACATATCATAATCAATCAGAAATACCAAAGGGATACCAATTTCAAACACTAAGTTTAGAAAATAAATGGATGCCAAATTGGAAGCCAAAATTCAATTTGAAAAAAGGATTAAAAGAATATAAAAAATACTTAAATGAAAAAAGTTAGTTTCGTATGTACTACCTATGGTAGATTTACTTGTGTTGAAAGGATAGTAGCACAATATCATGCACAAACATATCCAAACAAAGAATTAATTATATTCAATACCGATGAAGAACATCCATATGAGTTGGGATTTGGAGATGATAGTATTGTAATTGTGAACAACAATATAAATTATCAAACAGCATGTGATTATGAAAATAGAGGTCAGATATGTAGAGATGCGGTTACTCATGCAACTGGTGATTATTTTATGTTAGCAGATGATGATGACATTTATTTACCTTGGCATATTCAACAAGCAGTAGAAGGTATCGAAGAATTGGGAACTGATGCTTGGAAACCAAGAGCAAGTTTATTTGCAACATCAAATAAAATAGAAATGTGCCAAAACACATTAGAAGCTAGTGTTATTGTTAAGATGAATAGAATTAGAGAAATAGGATTCCGTTCAGATATAACTGGATATGAGGGATTGAGTTGGTACACTAAACTAAGAGATGAAAAGCAATTGTACGAATTAAATAATAATTTTGTACCATCATATTGCTTTAATTGGAGTGACCCACATGATATTGCCGGTCATAAACAAAGTGGAGCTATTGGTTCACCTAATAATTTTGAAAATCATAAAGAAGCTTCAAGAGATTACGCATTAAGACCTTTACAAAAATTATCAAAGATACAATTAAACGAAGTATATGAAAAATACTATAATTGGTTGGCTGATAATACTGATAAATTTAATTTAGAATATTTCGAAAGATACGCTAAAAAATTTATAAACTAATACTTATTTAAAATAGAAAAGTTATGATATATTGGTTTACTGGCCAACCTGGCGCAGGAAAGACAGTTCAAGGAACAAAACTAAAAGAATTTCTTCAAACCGAAAAACGTAATTGGAGAAAGGATGTATTTCACATTGATGGTGATAATTTAAGAGAACTCACTCTTAACCAAGATTATACAGAACAAGGCAGAATTATAAACATTAAAAATGCACAATTGCTATCATATTTTTTACAAGCTAATGGATGTGATGTGGTTGTTTCATTGGTAGCACCTTACAAAGAATTAAGAGAAGAATTCAAAAAAGTTTGTGGAGAACATATTGTTGAAATATATGTTCATACAAATAGAAAACGAAATAGAGAACAATTTAAAGTTGAGGGATACGAACCACCAATTGAAAATTTCTTTGACTTGGATACAACATCAGAAAACCCAGTTCAATCTTTTACTAGATTAATTCATTATTTAAAAGATATTGAAAAAATATGAATAAAATAACAGAAATATTCAAAGCATGGGGTATAATGCTAAACCCAAATGATATTCAATCTGAATTAGCAATAGCTCGTATGGAGATATGTGATACTTGTGATTCTAAAAAAGATACACCACTTATTCATTGTGGTGAGTGTATGTGTGCACTTAAAGCTAAGATATATACTCCAAAGATAGGAGCTTGTCCTAGAGGTAAGTGGGTGGCTGTTGAAATGAAGTGGGAAAACCAAAAGAACAAAATTCAATACAATAAATTAAAAGGATAGTTATGAAAAAATACGCACTATACATAGGAAGATGGCAGAATTGGCACAAAGGACACGAATGGTTAATCAACCAACAATTACAAACTGGTAAAAATGTTTGGGTGGCTATTAGAGATGTTCAACAAGATGAGAACAATCCCAAAACTGCACAGCAAATTCTAAAAGAATTGTCAGCCGAACCATTCTTTATGAACAATTTCGATAAGATTTTGTTATCTATTATTCCTGATATTGAATCGGTGAACTATGGTAGAGGTGTGGGGTATGATGTAATCTATCACGAACCACCAACGGATGTAGCCGCAATTAGTGGTACTGCAATCAGAACAGGTCATATGACACCCGATGGAACTATAACCTACGATGAAACGAAAGGATAGTGATAGTAGAACGTAAGAGACATATAGCTAAAACCATCTCATATCGTATTTTAAGTACGCTTATAGGTTTTATTTTAATGTGGTGGATAAGTGGTTCAATTAAAGTAGGTGCTGCATTTGGGGTAGCAGAATTGATTTACAAACCTATTCAATATTATATCCACGAAAGAGTTTGGTATAAATGGATAAAATTTGGATTGAAAAAAGAAAATTGATATACTTATATATAGAAATATAAATAGTCTATCAAATTAGTTATGGAAGATGTAAATGAAATAAAAGAGTTCCCAAACTTTGACCCAACTCAAAATTTATCACTAGCCCCTCAAAAGAGAACAAAAAGAGGATTAGGAGCTAGACCTTTATTAGAGAGTGAAATAAAGGATATCCAAAAGAAAGCCCGTTCAGCGGCTGAAGCAGCAAGATTATTAGGTGTATCGTATAACACATACAAAAAGTACGCAAGAGAATATAAAATTTTTGAAGATTTAAAAAACCCATCTGGTATTGGTATCCGCAAAGGAACTACCACTACACATGGATTTCATGCATTAGATGATATTCTTGCTGGTAAATTCCCGAATTATCCAGTTTGGAAATTAAAGAAACGATTGTTATTAAGTGGATATGTGGAGGAGAAATGCTGCAGTTGTGGTTTTGAAGAAAGAAGGGTAACAGACCACAGAGTTCCACTAATTTTAGATTTTTTGGATAGTAATAGAAAAAACTTTACATATGATAATTTGCGTATGTTATGTTTTAACTGTTCGTTCCTAATTAATGGAAATTTAACCGGTCCTCGAAAAGAATATGAGTATTAATTTGGTAGTTTGGAAAAATTATCGTATATTTGATATATTAAACAATTTAAAACAATAAATTATGGCAAAGTATTTTGAAGTTACAGTATCAGTTCAACACGAAGTAGATGGTGGTAAGGGCGGTACAAAAATTAAGAAAGTTAAAGAAAGTTATTTAGTAGATGCAATGTCCGTTACGGAAGCTGAAGCTAGAGTAGTTAAAGAATTCGAATCTGCAGGTGTAAGCTTAGAGTATGAAGTATCAGCTGCAAGAGAATCTAAAATCTTACAAGTTATCGCATAATGGGAATCGAAACAAAAATCGAAGAAGTTAAAGAGGTAGTAATGAAAAGAGTTCCACCGGGTGATAGATGGTCACCTGTTGGTTCTCCATCAGTTACTTTGGATAGTTTGACAGATGCATTGGAATATCACTTCCAAAACACAGGGCAAACCGAATTCTTCCTGTCTGCTAGAAAGGGTACAGTAGAGGTTATCCACACTCAAGAGGTTCAGGTTGAGAAGCCTGTTACCAAATACTCCTTATATGGGGAAAATTAGTATTCGTTTACTAAAAAACAATATATTTATATAAAATTCTAAAAACAAAAATTATGAGTACATTCGCTATTGTAGTATTGGTATTGGCTGTTGCAGGTATCGCTACGTTTATCGCTATGAAAACCGGTAAGGTTAAAGATGCAAACAACAACAACATTCCTGATGCTATCGAAGAAAAGGTAGAGGAAGTAAAAGAAGTTGCTAAGAAAGTAAAAGCAGTTGCTGAGAAAGTAACTAAGGTTGCAAAGACAGTTGTAGTTGAGAAGAAAGCTACAAAGAAAGCACCAGCTAAGAAAACTAAGTAATGAATCAACTACTATCGGAACTTAAATCTATTCAAAAAGACCTTAAAGAAGTCCAAACAAAACTATTCGTTGAATTAATCACCGAAGGAGTTGATGATCCTGGTATTCTTAAGTGTATCTTTTTAGCAGGTGGACCTGGTAGTGGTAAATCCTACACAGCAAAGGAAATCTTTGGTGTTGGTAAGAGTGATATTTCTTCTGTTTCTGCTGGAGGACTTAAAGTACTTAGTTCAGATACAGCATTTGAACAAGCTCTTAAGAAGAACGGTATTAATCCAAAAGATTTAGCAAATATTAAAGATAATGACCCTAACTTTTGGGCTTACATAGCTGGAGAGGAAGGTGATTCAATTCGTAATAAAGCTAAAGCAGTTACACAAAAACAACAGGCGTTTTATGAGGCCGGAAGATTGGGAATGATTATCGATGGAACAGGCGATGAAGTTCTTAAAATTCGTAACAAAATGAAAAAAGCTGAAGAGCTTGGATATGATTGTTATATGGTATTCGTAAATACATCTTTGGAAGTTGCACAAAAAAGAAACGCTGAGAGAAGTAGAACATTATCTCCTGAACTTGTTGACACTATTTGGAAAAAATGTCAAGAGAATATGGGACACTTTCAAGGAATGTTTGGTAATAATTTTATCATTGTTGATAATACAGAATACCAACCAATTTCTAAATCAGTACAAAAGCAAGTAGATGCTTTCCTAAGAAAACCAATCCAAAATCCAATCGGTAAGAAATGGATATTAGGAGCAAGAGAACTTAAGAAACATTTATAACCGGTTACGTTACGTTTACATTAAACAGTAACAACAAATGGCAAAGTCAGTAGGTTCAGCTAACAAAGTATCTTTCGGTAAAAGAAAGACTGGAAAAATCAATGGTAGAAAATCATACGGCCCTAAATCACAAGCACCTAAGAGGTACAAAGGACAGGGGAAGTAATTAAAAAGAAAAGTTATGAAAATTTGGTTATGGAGATTACTCGGACTATTGTTCGTAGGTTGCGCATACATAGGAGCTATTGTGCCGGGCGTACCTATGACAACATTTGTTATATTAGCAGCATGGGCATTCGCTAAGAGTTCACCAAAGTTAAATCATTGGTTGCACACTCATCCTAAATTCTCACCTTATCTAATTCGCTGGGAAGAAAAAAGTATTTATCCTACAAAAGTTAAATGGATAATGGTCATCACTATGGCTATTAGTTATTCAATTATATTATTTACAATACATAAACCAGCAGCACTTATTGGTATTGGGGCATTTATGTTATTTTGGGTAGTATGGGCTTGGAGATATCCGGGTTCGGAAGAAGAATACGAGCGTAGAAAGAAAGCTGGTGAAAAAATTGGCTGGTTCAAATAATACCAAATGGAATTTATGGAAGATGTTACGATAATAATTCAAGGAAAATTGGAACAAGAAAGTTATGATTTTTATATTAAGAAATATGATAATTGTAAAGTAATTATTTCAACTTGGATTACTAACCGTATTGATTTTTCAAATTTACCAAAAAATTTCAAAGTAATAATATCACCACTACCAATAGAAAGTGGAGACCAAAATTTAAACTATCAAATCGTATCCACCTTAAATGCTCTGGAAATGGTACGAACTAAATATGTTATCAAAATGAGAGGAGATGAATATTGGTCATTTCCAGAAAACATATACCAATCCATTAAATCAGCTCCTGAAAAATTATGGAGTTCATCTGTATTTTTTAGAGCATGGCAATATTCCGAATATCATATGAGTGACCATATTATGGCAGGTACAACGGAAAATTTATTCATTTTATTTAAATCAGCAAAATACAATTTTGATAATAATAGATTGAATGTATCTAAGTGGAAAGTTGATGGTAACTTTCATAAATATGTTAAAACACATGCACCTGAAGAACGATTGACGAAATCATATTTAGATGCAAAAGAGCCCGATAGATATGAAAAGGTTGATGGGAGATTTTTAATGAAAGAGCATTTTGATATCCTAAATATAGATAGATTAAAACCATATAAAATAAAAGCTAATTTATTTAAAAAAGAATGGAAAGATGATTTTATACCTGAAAGAAATTTTAGTATATCAACTATCGACCAAATATTTAGCGATGAACCTTATAAATTATCAAACAAATGATACTAATATCTCACAGAGGAAACATAGATGGTAAGAAGCCACACTTAGAAAATCATCCGAATTATATTAATGAAGCATTAAACTTAGGTTATGATGTTGAGGTTGATGTGTGGTTTGTTGATGGTAAATTTATGTTAGGGCACGATGAACCATTATATGAAACTAATTATAAGTTTTTGATGAATGAGAAGTTATGGTGTCATGCCAAACATTTAGATTCATTATTTGAAATGAAAAAATATGCTATTCATTATTTTTGGCATGAAGAAGATACTGTGGCTTTAACATCTAAAAATTATGTTTGGGCATACCCTGGTAAACAACCAATCAAAGGAAGTATTGCAGTGATGCCGGAAAGGAGTAATGAAGATGTTTTAGTGTGTAAAGGAATTTGTTCTGATGTAATTAAAAAATATAAAGATGAAATTACACAAGCTTAAAGATATGTTTAGGGGATGGGTAGTGGGAAACTTCGAACCATCACTTTATAAAACTGATGATGTTGAGGTGGCTGTAAAGAATTACAAAGCTGGCGATAAAGAAGAAAAGCATTACCATAAGATAGCAACCGAAATAACGATTATATCAGATGGTAAGGTTCGTATGAATGGTACTATTTATGGTACTGGTGATATTATTACAATTGAACCAGGTGAAGCAACTGATTTTGAGGTATTGGAGGATACAATAACAACGGTAGTTAAATTACCTTGTATAAAAGATGATAAATATATAATATGAGAGTAGCATTATGTTTTGCAGGTCATATGAGAGACCTAAATGAAACTAAAACTTTTTGGACATCGCTTATTAAAAAATATGATATAGATGTATATGCTTCTTTTTGGGATATTGAAAATTCTGAATTAGGTGATACTATAAAAGAATTTGAAAAGGTATATTCTCCAAAACGTTTAGAAGTTGAAAGTTATGATATATTCAAACAAACAACACAGGATTTTGCATCTATGTATATCGAATCACCCACCAATATAGCACCGCTGTTTCAACAAACATCAAAAGCATTTGGGCAATTATCTATGTATTATAAAGTGTGGAGAGCTAATATGTTATCTAAACAATTAGGTGTTGAGTATGATATTGTAATAAGAGCTAGAATAGATACTTTGCTTGATGAAAATTTTCAATTGGAAATAAATGATATGTTAAACGTACCAATGGGTTCAAATAGTTGTCAAGCATTTCCTCAATCGGATGGTATAAATGATTGTATCGCATTTGGGAAACCTAAAATAATGGATTATTATAGTTTTATTTATTTACAAATGATGGAATATTTGAAAGATGGTCATTATCTTTTTCCGCCTGAGCATTTTTTAGCAGTACATTTTTCAAAAGTACAAATTGATATTAGATTTTTTCCAAGCTATATGTTAATAACAAGAGTATCAAAGGGAATTCCGCATGAAATTTATAATAATTTTGTAAACCCACCAGCGGAAACTAAAGTAGTTAGTAATCACATAGAGTTCAAACCAACCACCGAATATACATTTAGAAAAGATTCTATAATTGATGATTTTATTGTTTAATTCATAATTGTTATATTTAATGAAAAATAAAAGCATTATGAACGTAGAAAACAAAATCAAAGACATTATAGACATGTTAGAAGATGCTATCGCATTTGAAGATTGGAATAGAGTTGAGGAAGCTCAAAAAGAATTAACATTTATATTCCAAGAAATGGAATCAACATTTCCTTTGGATGGGTGGGATGAGAATGATGTAGATTAATAAATAAATTTTGAATAAAAAGAAAATCCTAATTACAGGATACCCACATACTGGTACATCTATTTTAAAATCTAAGTTTGGAGAATGTAAAGATGTTTTTGAAGTAGTAGATGAAGCATTTGAAATAAATGAATATCATATAAATTCAGCAGGAGATAGTGAATCTATTCTAATCAAAACCCCAATCATTCCAATGGAAATAAGAGTTAGGGGTGTTGAGTATTTAACACTAAAAGATCCTGTATCTGTATATAAAGATTACTATGTTATATTTGTAACTAGAAATCCTTGGAATTTATTTACATCTATTATAAAAGCTGGAGATGACCCATTATCTCACGAAACTTGGCATTTATCTCCTAAATATGCATTTACTGTTGAGGAATATTTTATAGCATGTAAATGTTTTTTAGAAGCAAGGGATGGTAATTTTCCTAACATATATACAATACGTTATGAAGATTTTTTTACAAACAATGGTAAGCGTATAAAAGATATACTTGATGATATTGGTTTGAATTATAGAGATGATATTTTAGAATCTAAAACAAAAGATTACGTTTTTCAATCAAAGGTATCTATAAAAGATATAGATGATATGCCAAATGAATACGATAGGATACAAATGAGAACTTGGCAAATAAACCAACCATTTCAAAATATGAATAAGGAGGTTAATATACCAAACGAATTATCTGATATATTAAAAAATTCAAATATAGTACAGGAATTGGGTTATTCTGACCCTCGTATAACTGATTGATTTTCAATTAGTTAGATATATTACATAAAAACATATATGTAAGTCATTGATTTACAATAAAGAATTTTTCATCTTTTTTGATGAAAGGCTTGTTTATGTCAAATATTATATGTATATTTGTATTCAATCAGTTAGTAAACAATAAAACCCCTTTATATGTCAAAGTACAAAAGTTATAGTAGTTATGGAAACTCATCGTGGTGGATGAGTGATTGGGATACCAATGATTATACTACTTTATACACACCAAAGCAGGAGAAATCTAAGAACCTGTATAAGATGGCAGCTCATCGTAGAGCAATCGCCAATTTCGTAAGTATCGTAACTGGTAAGAACATTCCAGTTAAGTTTAACACTAAAGGTAATTCATATACCGATGGTACTACGGTAGTAATTTCATCCAAAGTAGCTGAACCAAATGAGTTTGACCCGGCAGTAGGGTTAGCATTACACGAAGGTTCACACATTAAGTTATCCAATTTTACATTGTTGGCTGATATGTATAAATCTATCGAAAAGGTAGTTGGGCCGGCTAAGTTAAAAGAGTGGATGGATACCGCTAATAAGAAAGGTGTAAGTGATGTTATCTATACCATTAAGGATATTCTTAATTGGGTAGAGGATAGACGTATTGACCAATTCATATTTGATGGAGCACCGGGTTATAGAGATTACTATCGTTCAATGTATGATAAGTACTTTAATGACCCTGCTATTGATAAGGGTATGACTTCAACTGAGATGAGTAATGAAACAATGGACTCTTATATGTTCCGTTTGATTAACTTACATTCAAAGTTCAGTAGAGCAAACGCACTTAAAGGTTTGAGTGAGATTACTAAGATAGCTAAGTTATCAGATATCAATCGTTTAAAATCTACGGATGATGCCTTAGTAGTAGCTTGTGATATCTTTGATGTTATATTAAGATGTATTGATGAAGCTCAACAAGCGGAAGAAAACAAAGGTAATGGTAAGGGTAAAGGTAAAGGACAGGGTTCTCCGCAAGCAGGTGAGGGTGAGCAAGAAGCCGGTGAAGATGATATTGATGTAGAGGTTAGTGAAGATGGTGGTAGTGATGGTATGGATGATGCAGGTGAGGACTTTGATGAGGCTGGTGGTGATGGTGATGTAGCTGAGGAAGGTAAGGGTGTGATGGGTAAGATTAAAGTTATGTTAGGTGGTAAAGGTAAGAATGGTAAGCCCGCTGAAGGTAAGTTATCTCAAAGACAATTGGAAATCCTTAAGAAGAAAATTGAGAAACAAAAAGAATTCTTAAGAGGTGATGTAAAGAAAGGTAATGTAAGTAGCAGTGAGAACAAATCATTAGATACTATTGACCAATCAGGCACCGAATTAAAGACAGTAGGACAGGAGTTAGCAAATGGTGTAGTGATAACTAAAGGTATTGAGTGTATCGTTGTTAAGAAGATGAATCAATCCTTATTAGAAAGTTCAGATTTCCCATTGGCTGATTTGAGATATAACTCCAAAGCAGGTGAGCATCAAAATCACGTACAATGTGCTAGTGAAGTTTTGGAAGGTATTCGTTTGGGTACTATCTTAGGTAAGAAGTTGCAGGTTCGTAGTGAGAGTAGAGAAACAATCTTCAATCGCCAATTAGTTGGTAGAATGGATAAGAGAATGATTTCATCTTTAGGTTTCGGTAATGAGCATGTGTTCTTTACAAAAGAGATTGATGCATATAAGAAAGCTAACTTACATATTTCAGTAGATGCCTCTGGTTCTATGAGTGGTACGAAGTGGAGAAAGACTATGACTAACGTTGTAGCATTGGCCAAAGCAGTTGATATGATTTCTAACTTAGAGATTCAAATCAGTTTCCGTACTAC